TGGTGCTTATTGTCTTGGTGGAAGTGGCAGCTATCAAGTTCGGGTAGTTAGAGGTTAATCATGGCAGGAGCATTAGACACAGCATTTAAAGCAATCGCCAAGCAGGTTGTATCTGATCTTGGAGCAGCTTTAGATACCACAATCACGTATTCCGCTATCTCAAAAGGTAGTTATAACGTAGCTGCAGGTAAACAGTTAACTACAACTACCAGCTACTCCGATATAAAAGTACCTGTCGAATTTATAAAAGCAGAAGAGGATGATGGCAGAGAAACAAGAAGCGCAAAGTTATACATAACACCCGACTTAATAGGAGATCATCAACCTACTTTTGAAGATGAGATAACACTAACCTATGCTGGTGGAACGCAAACAGCCCAAATCGTAGATATAGACACAAAAAGAGGCGGTCAAGTTTACTTATACACAATATTGGTGAGGTTCTAATGGCTAGAAGAGCAGCAAAATCTAGAAGGGCTAACCAGAAGTCATACACGGAGATGACTGCTGACAAATTTGGAAAAGCAATACGAGAAGAATTTGGTGACACGATAGATTTCCAATTAAACGGATTCGTTAAAGCTGTAGTTGCAGATCTAACAACCAGCTACGCAAAAAAGGGTGTAAGTCCAGTATTAACGGGGTTTTTTGCTTCTAGCTGGAAAGCTGATATTAATAGAATTGCTAGAACAGACACACCAAAAGGAACTGAGTGGGAAAAGATAAAATACAGACATACTAGAGGTGCAAAACTACTCCCTGGCTACAAACCATTAATTAAACAGAGACACCCTGTCCCCACTATTTTTAGTCGGGAAAAACCTGTGTTTATAGGCAACACAACAAGATATGCCCCTTATGCAGTTGTATCGAAAAAATCTAGAATAAACGCTTATTTACAAGGCGGTGGTGTAGGGGGTGACTCTATGACAACCAAGATAGAAAGATTCTTCTCTGATAAAGGCCCAGATATTAGACTCGGTGGATCGTCTACAGTGATACCTAATACCGATCCCGTTCAAAGGCGTATCAGCTACACTAAATTATGACCTTAGTTAAAGTCAGAGCCGCCTTAGAAAAATCCATCACAGATGAGATTTTAGCGGTCAAACCCAGTGTAAAAATTGTCTATGACAACGTGGCCTTCACAACTCCGAGTAAATCACTGGAGTATGTCGTAGTTTCAGTCAATTTTGGGCAAGCAACAAAGCAAAACCAAGGTGCTGCTACAGCTTTTTATTCTGGCTTCGTTCAATGTGATGTTTACGTTCCAAAAGGTAAAGGAACTTCAAGAATGGCAGCAATTAGTGAATCAGTCATAACAGGAATGACGGCTGTAAATGAATCAACCTATGTTGATACATATTCCTGTAAACCACGCACATTAGATGTTGTTGGTCCTGGTCCTATAGATAATGATCAGGAATCACATTTCTTAGGTGTAATATCTTGTCAGTTTTCAGCAAGTACCTAGTATAGTAATAATCTAGCAACTACATTATTCATGGCCAGAGCAGTAGAACTCTTAAAGGGCAGCTTCGGAGTCAGTCAACTCTATCAACACAAAGTAGTAAAGGACGGAGAAATAGTTCTTGAAATATACTGGAACCCCTTAACTATTGCAGAAAGAGAATCCATCCAGAAGAAGACAGGCAGTGATGATGCAAACGACTTTGCACTGTCTTTAATGATTCAAAAAGCCTTAGACGCTAAAGGTAAAAGATTATTTGCTGATGGAGATAGAGCAACTCTTCGCAGAGAAGTTGAAGCGGCTGTTTTACAAGAAATCCAATTAGCGATGCTTGAATCTGGAACAGATAAGGAGGTCGAAAACGCTAAAGCGGATTTAAAAAGCGAATAGACTTTGGTACTTTATGTTCTCCCTAGCTAAAGAGTTAGGGATGACTGTTTCTCAATTAACAAACGAATTAACGATAGAAGAAATAATTGGTTGGTCCGCATATTTCTCATTAAAAGCGGATGAAGAAGAGCGAGAAAAGGACAAAGTACAAAAAGCTGCTGCTACTAGACAGCAAACAAGGTAAACTAAGCGAAGTTCCTTGGATTAAATAGGAGTGGCTGCTGACTATACCAGGACGATTGTATTTAAGGTCGAAGACCAGGCGATAAAACGTGCAACGGGCCAGATAGTAGCAAGCCTAAAAAAGATAGAGAAAACTTTAGAAAAAATAGAGCAAAAGGCTTTTACACAGCTAGTTACTGACTCAGGACAGGTAGCTTCAAACATAGATAAGGCTGCTAAAGCGTTAAATAAGTACAATTCAGAACTACGAAAAGCACAGACTCAGGCAAGACTCCCTAGCGGTGTTCGTGGTGGTGATTTAGCAACCAGAGAACCCGGCGGAGCACTGGCACGTACAGGCGGAGGCGCAAAAAGAGGACGTGTCCCTTGGGGTGCTATACGTGGATTCGGAAATCTTGCAGGTGTAGGTGGTACTGCTATTGCCGCAAGTACTATTGCTATTAACCAAGCGAATAAACAGTGGAACACTGTTATTGGAACTATTAATAAGGCTACAAGTATTATTCCTGGTGTTGGCGATAAGTTCCACATAGTTGAATCTAAGGTAAACGGTCTATCTATATCTCTTCATGCGTTAAAAGAGGTGGTGATGGCGCATCCACTACTGTCAGCAGCAACAGCAGCACTCATATTTGGAGTAGGAGTAAATGTTAAAGACGTAACGACAGCAGTATGGGGATTAAAGAATGGTTTTGAGGGTGCAGCTAAAGGTATGTATGGACTGGGTAAAGCGACAAGGAAAGTACTTACAGATCTAAATCCTCTGGATGCGGTGCTGTCAAGAGTGTCAGGAAAATTCAGTACCCGTGTATCTGGTTCGTACGGCGGTCCAGTTGATAAGGGTTTTGTATCTGGAAAAGGGTATGGTTTAGGTTTAGGGCAATTCCTAAAACCAGCTAAAGATGCGACTGTAGACGTATTCGATATAGGAAAGAGAGCCGCATATAAAAAGAATGATTATTTATTCGGTGATTTGCCTTATGTAGATAGAGAAGCGGCTGAGAGACAGAGATTCGGAGACTTAATGAGATCTAGGGGTTTAGATCCAGCACAGAAAATAGGCATGGAAGAACGTATTGCACAGAATGTAGAAAGCTCTCGTATGTCCAGAGCTGGCAGTGGCTTTGCTAATTGGGCAAGAGATACATCTGGGCGGAAGAGAGCCAATAAGTTCTTAACCGAAAGGGAGCAAATACTAAGGGCAATAGAAAAACGAAATATAAAACTTAAGAGGCAGGGACTATCTGAGATAAAGATTGCAGATGCATTAAATAAAAAGGCTAAAGAACGTCTTGGTATAACAGAGGATCAAGGAGAATTGTCGTACGGTGAAAGAAGATCCCGTATGTTCTCTCCTAGTGCAAGGAGAGGTAGAAGAGGTAGAGCGAGACAGAGAATGAATGAGAGAAAGCAGAATAGGTTCTCTCAAAGAACGGGTATGGACCCCAAACAAGCAGAGAACTTAATGCTTGGTTTTGGTTTCCCCATGCTGTTCGGTGGGGGAGTCGGTGCAGTCGGTGGTGGTGTAGGAGGTGCAGCGTTAGGAAATATGATGGGTATGCCTGGATTTGGGCTACAGATTTTAGGTAGTTCTTTAGGTACTCAACTAGAGCAATTACATAGCCGTGTTGTTGCCATAGGAAATGCAACTCAAACACTTAACCTCGACAAACTAGAGGAATCAGGCATACGAGTTAATGCTCAATTAGAACTTCAAGTAGAGAGATTAAAGAAGGTAGGTAAATTTGCAGAAGCGGAACAATTACTAGAAAGAAAAGTATCTCAGACAACAGGTTCAGTTGGAACAACAAATAAAGATATAGCTAATAACGTAGCGATGCTTACAAACGTATGGGATGGCTTACTAGCAGCAGTAGGAACAACAATAGGAATACTAGCGGCTCCATTTGTGACAGCTTTAGCTGCAATCCTTAAGTTAGTACAAATGCTAGTTGTAGGTGTGAACGTGATACTTAGTGCGGTTGCCTGGGTACTTAAGAAAACAGTATCACTGATAGACCGTCTACCAGGGGGGAAATGGTTAATAGAACAAATAGAGAAAGCGATGAAAAATATGAATGGTGCTTTAGATGAGATGGTTGTTAAATGGGGAACATGGACAGATAAGATGAAGGAAGACAGAGATGCAATACTGGAGAAGATAGAGTTAGGGGATAAAGAAGCCCTTATCCAAGCTGACATAAGAGCTGCTGTAGCTGAACAGGGTATAGAGAAGCAAAAACAAATTGAGTATGCTGTTAGAGTGCTACACGCAACAAGAGATCAATACGATGAAGTCAAGAGAGTAAGAGAAGCCTATAAAGCTATGGGTGCAACGATTAAAAACGGCATTGTGGATACTTTAGAAGCAGCAATATTAAAGACAAAGAGTTTAGGAGATGTAGCGAGAAGTGTCTTTAGCATGATGGCTTCTCAGTTGTTAAAAATGGGAGTTACCTCTGCTCTGACAGGCATGTTTGGAGGAACAGGATTTGGCAACTTCTTGGGATTGGGAAGTAAAATTACCTCTAAATCAGGTATAGAAGAATCTGTTTTAAATAATATGTATATAGATCCAGTGAATGATTACGATGCATTTGCACAGTTATATCCAGCAGAGGACGCACTAGCAGCAGGGGGTCCAGTTAAAGGAGGATCGTCTTACCT